TGGTATAAATAAGATACAGTTCGTTGATACGGATTGAAAGACGTACAGGACTTGGGGGCAGTACCCAACGCCTCCACCAAAAGTCCACTTAGGGCCGAGTGGGTTTTTGATGGGGGCGAAATAGGATCGACTGGCGTGGAATAGAGAAGTGGAGAATTGTCGGATGACTCCGTTATTGGTCAAAACTATAAATGCAAACGATAACTTTGCATCTCAAGATTTCGCACTAGCTGCGTAATCGGATAGGGTTTCGGGGGTTTCCTAGTAACAGAATAACCCCCACTTTTACTAACGCACTAAGGCGAGTATAGAGTTGTAACAACAAAAAGGAGAGATAGTCCAGTACAAGGCCTCAGTATTCACTACAATAATACAAAGGATTCATTTGGTCTGGCCACCAAACTATCGAAGGGTTGTTCCTTAATAAACACGCTAGGGGCCACGGTTAGCCCCCATTTATTAAGGAATGGATATGGCACTAAACACACCAAAAACTTTTTCGATGGAAATTGAAAATATTGCAAAAAATAAACAAATAACACATATGGAAGCAGTACTTTGGTATTGTAGTAAAGAGGGGATTGAACCAGATACGGTCAGTTCCCTTATTAGTAAGGGCCTTAAAGAAAAAATTGAAGCTAACGCAAGAGATTTAAACTTTCTTCCAAGACAAGCACAATTACCAGTATAGGAGTTAAAATGGGTATAGTAGCACTAGTAGTTTCAGTAATGATGGGATCACTATTTGTATCAGATAATAAAGAATTTTTTGATACTGTTAAAAAAGAAAAGAATGAAGGATATGAATGGCATTATGTAGGTAAAACTTCCTTAGACCCAAAAGCAAAAAATTTGCCTTTACAAGTATGTGATTCAAATGGTTCAAATTGTGGAGAACCTTATATATTATGGAAATTAAAGAAGGATTAACTATTGGTTTGGTCAAGGCTTCAATTGTTCTTGTACCAACTTATATAACCGCATATTTAACAGATAAGATGGTATATGTAATTCCTATGCTTGCAGCAGCAAGTTTTATTGCAGCTAGTATAAGTGGAGATAAACTAGAACGTAGAGTTGAGGAAGACGGATTTAAAAAAGACGATGCGGGCTCCTGACGTATATTTGATGTATTGTGCTCTAAAAGCTCACTTTAAAGGTGATTATGATTATCACAAGTTTAGTGGACAAACTAAGATTAAACGAGACTCTTTTTTTAAGAGAAAAGATCGTATTTTCTTTGTCAAAATTGGTTACAAATATGAAGATGGTGAAGTACTAGATTATTTCATAGCAAATTTCATTTTAAATCGTGATGGATACATTGCAAACTTCAATGAACAGAATTATCATCAATGGCTACAAAAGAGAAAAATGTTCTATGAAATTTTCTGTCAAGAATTACAGCCTTTTGTAAAAAACTTTAATCCGTTATTTGAATCAAAAGATAATCAACATCCTTTATTACTCAAAGAATATTTGGGTAAACGTATTTCAATTGAAACAATGATTGTTCTTGATGAACTTGTTGAATTTAGTAAAAGATGGGATAAGGAATTAGATTGGGATGATTTTGTTTGGCCTGATGTAAAAAAACTTATGAATAATTACAAAGGGTTCTTGACAATTAATACAGATAAGTATAGAATAAAACTATTGAAACTTATAGAGGAGTCCAGTTAATGGAAGTTACTGTATACCTTGATGGCAATCCTGCCGTAAGGGAAGAAGGTTTCTTTGAGAGTAAAGTTACTACTCTTGAGAATACCATTAAGGCATTGCAATATGACAATGCCGAGTTGGTGCGAACCGCCGATGAGTTGGCAGAACGAGTTAAGAAACTCGCATCTCGTCAACCTGCTTGGCCAAAGGGTTATCGTCCTCGCCGATATAACCCAAGGAAAGATAAGTGAAAGTAACGCTTGTTGATCACATGGGTAGCGATTTATCAGTGGTAAACGCTGCCCGTGTGTCCTTTGCGAAAACCTCTGAATGGGACTCAATGCCTGAAGCTGCAAATGTTGAAGGTTTCCTAAAATACGAAGATGAACGTCTAATCAAATATCTTGCAAAACACAATCATTGGAGTCCTTTTGGTCATGCGTCTATGCAATTCCATATCAAGGCTCCTGTATTCGTTGCAAGACAATTAGTCAAACACCAAGTCGGTTTGGTATGGAATGAAGTATCTAGACGTTATGTAGATACAGAAGTAGAATTTTATGAACCTACTGAATGGAGACTTGCAGCAGAGAATAAAAAACAAGGTTCTTCTGATGAAACAGTAAAATATAGTATTAGTTCTGCTCATATGTGGTGCAAAGAAACTTATGAAAATATGTTAAATGCTGGAATTGCACCCGAAATGGCTAGAATGGTCTTACCACAATCCATGTATACAGAATGGTATTGGAGTGGTACATTATATGCGTTTGCTCGTGTATGTAACCTACGATGTAAACCAGATGCACAAAAAGAAACCCAAATGGTTGCAGATCAAATTGATGTTCTTGCAAAAGAACTATTTCCTAACTCATGGGAGGCATTACGTGAACTATAGAAATGAAAGTAATTTAGTTACAGTTGATAAAATTATGGTTTTGATGGAAGAAGTTGCTGTTCTTAAAAGTCGAGTTAAAGAAAGTGATACTGGCCATATTATAACAGCAGTAGATGTTATAGAAAATAGAATAAAAGAATTGAGGGATAGAATCCATGATTAATGCTTTTATGTTACTACTAGCTTTTACTGTAACAGAACCTAGTGGTATAGATAGAGATGAAAAGATACATATTTTATCCAGACATTTTGAAACAGAAAAGGCATGCGTAGAATTTATAGAGAATTGGAAAGATGCTATTAGAACACAAGGAGTCGAGACTGTCCAAGGAATGCTTGCAGATGGATGGAAAATCAGACTTGACCATATCGGTTGTACGGAGACTCCAAATCTCTAATAAACACTTAATTATAGGTAATGGTGAATCAAGATCGTGGTTTAAACCATGCCACCAAACCATACTAGACAAAGATGTAGTGACTTGGGGATGTAATGCTCTTTATCGTGACGGCACTGTGGATAATTTAGTTGCAGTAGATTATAGTATGCAGCAAGAAATCTATGAGTCTGGTTACTGGCGTGATAATCAATGTTGGTTTACTTATTGGTCTATTCTTCCTTCTGATGTTGCAGATGTAATGCTAATGGGGTATGATATTCCAGAAATCCTTATACACAAGAGCTCAAATAAAACTGATCGTTGTGTAATTTCAGGCAAAGACCCTGTAACATTAAAAGAAAAAATAGAAATTGCTATTCAAATGAATCCTCATCTAGATATGAAAGACCTTGTTACCAAGATGGAAAAAGATGTTGGTGTTTGGATTACCTATGTTGATGATAATGATAATGTAAAAAATATTGAATTTCCCATTGGCTGGTCAACAGGAAATACAGCAGTACATCTTGCTTGTCAACAAGAAGCAAAAGAAGTATATCTATTGGGATTTGATTTGAGCGAATATGACAAACCCCTAAATAATATCTATAAAGGTACAGACAATTATTTGCCTGCATCTACAAAAGGGTTTAATTCAGCTAATTGGATGAACCAATTGAAAACTGTTTTTAAAGAGTTTCCAGACACACAATTCTATTGGGTAGACTGGGCATACGACACTCCACCTTGCTATAATCATAGTAATGTAGGGTACTTGACAAAAACAGAACTTTGTGATAAATTAAACATACTTTAACATACGAAAACATACATTTACATAAGGAGAAAAAAATGTCGTTTAGTGCAATGAAAAAGTCTAATTCTTTAGACAAACTGCTTGTACAAGCAGAAACAGAAAACAAACCGCAAGAAAAGAAGTCATACGTTGATGAACGGTTATGGAAACCATCACTGGATAAAACTGGTAATGGTTATGCAGTTATTCGTTTTCTTCCAGCACCAGAAGGTGAAGAACTTCCTTGGGTAAAGGTCTGGAACCATGCGTTTCAAGGCCCAACTGGTCAGTGGTATATAGAAAATTCTTTAACCACCATCGGTCAAAATGATCCAGTATCAGAGCATAACACTCGTTTATGGAACTCTGGTGTTGAGTCGGACAAAGAGATTGCTCGTAAGCAAAAGCGTAAGTTGCAATACTTCTCTAATATCTACGTTGTTACGGATACTAAAAATCCAGAGAACGAAGGTAAGGTTTTTCTTTATCGTTATGGTAAGAAAATTTTTGATAAAATCATGGAGGCAATGCAGCCTGCATTTGATGATGAAGAACCAATTAATCCTTTTGATCTTTGGAAAGGTGCAAATTTCAAATTAAAGATTCGTAAAGTAGATGGTTTCTGGAACTATGATAAATCAGAGTTTGAGAACAAATCTGCTGTTTTGAAAGATGATGATGCTCGTGAGAAGTTGTGGAAGTCGCAATATTCTCTTGCCGAATTTACTGCTACTACTAATTTCAAATCATACGATGAATTAAAGACTCGTTTGGATACCGTATTATCTGGTACGGTTGCTACTAGTAATGTAGTTAATATGACAACATCTTTTGATGACTCTCCAGAGGAAACAGTTGTTGTTGATACAACTGAGGAGCCTGCTCCTACGGTATCTGTTACAGAAGAAGATGAAGATACTATGTCATACTTTGAAAAACTTGCAGAAGAAGGTTAATATATGAAAAAACTTGTTATGACCGCACTGGCAGCAACCATGATAAGCACTGCTGCCAGTGCAGACTCTATTACTCTTGTTTGTGATCCCACAGTTTCAAGAGGAACTATTAAACTAACTAATCCATTATCAATAAACTGTGAAGATTTTAAATTAGCAAAATCTACTCTTGGTTCTGGAATAACATTAGGCCCCGATTCTAATGTTAACAGAATTATTGCTGACCTCAGAAGTATACCTAAAGAAAGATTTAGTATGGCTATAAATGAGGATGAAAGTGAAACCTTAACTAGAAATGAGAATGGAAGCGAAACCATCAGAAATGTTGGCCCAAATAGAGAATCTACTTATAAGAAAAGTTGGATAGATGTTCATAGAGAAGAGCAATCTGTTTGGAATGATATTGAAAGAAAAAGAAAGCAATCTTTTAATGAAAAATTTGATAAGAAAAATTTTCCTGGCTTAAGACGTAATAGAGAATGGTTTGAAGTTTATGAGCCACATATCTCTAATACAGTAAAGTGTGAAGGTTGGACAAATCTTAATGATATTATCAGTGGAAAGTGTGGTGAAGTAAAGATTAAGATGAATGGCGATGGTGGTACACCTTGGCCAAGTCGAAAGCGTAGAGTATCTTCAGCAAAGTGGTAAAGTTTAGTAAATAGTTTATTTAAACCCCTCATGGAAACATGGGGGGTTTTTTATTAAAAAGCAAATGCTGTCTGTAAAGCAGGGTCTGGTTGTTTTACTTCAGTAGGAGTGATGTTAGTATTACTGACTTTACTTACATTAGTTGATGGAGCATTTACTACGTTGCCCCCTTCACCCCTTATACCTCTTGGAGCTCCGCCAGCCTTAATTGCTCGCAAATAATGTTGCTCATCTGTAGCTACAAAATTAGGATCATACTTTTCGGGAGAAAATCTTTTCAATTTTTCTATATACGACTTACTCATTTTTGGATTTTGCGACATTAATTTAGCCATTGCAGGAGTCATAGTACCTTTTGGTGCCATGCCTCCCTTTCCAAATCCCCCTTTAGGAGCTTTCATTTCGGTAGGCCCACCCTTATTTAAATATCCATTGATATCTGGTAGCCACCAAGCATTAGGAAAAGCATCAACTTTAGCACCCATCATCCATTGAGCTAATCCTTTTCCAAGTACTCCACCACCAAAATATCCAGCAATACCGCCGGCAGTTGCACCAACTATAGAACCAATTGGCCCTAAAGCACCACCAATAATACCCCCAGCTAATGCACCAAGAGCACCACCGCCCATACCCATAAGAATACCAGCAACACCTTGAATTTTCTCATCCTTACTCTTATCACTCAAAAGAAGTGCTGCTAATTCTGCAACACCAATCACCATACCTATGCCGGGAAATTTTAATAATGCTCCAATTTTAGGAAATTTAGTAGAAATTTTTGCTATTTTAGAACCTATACTACCAACTTTACTAGTAGCACCTCTAGTAACTGCTTTAGTAAGAGTCTTTACTTTTGTACGTACAGGCTTCAAAGGCTTAACTTGTGATCTTTCAGTAAGTGCTGCACTAGGTTTTGATGTTGGTACACCAATTGGCTTTTTTGGCATTGACTTAAAAGTATCAATTTTAGGTTGTTTGGTAGTTGTGGTAGTTTTATCTTTACCCAAACCAAGAGATTGTTTAGCTCTGTCCAAAATATTTTTGGCTGAAGCGGTCGCTGATGCAGCAAGACCAGCTACCATAGGGCCAATTCCTTTTATAGCTCCAAATAGTCCACTAAATGCTTTTGATAAAAGTCCCTTTTTGCCAAGGTGTTTACTAGTTTTTCCAGTAACGTCTGCGGCTGCACTATTAACACCTTTTCCTATTCCTAAAAAAGCTGCTCCAAGTTTTGCTATCCCAAATGCTTTGGAAAAAAGAAATGCACCACCTTTCACCATCAGTCCCATAGTAGCAAATGGTTTAAATAATATGGCAACTCCTAAGGCTATAGCAAGACCCTTTAATACTCCTGCTACACCGGCTAAATTGTTGCATAAAAAATTTGCTACTGAATCTAAACCTATAGCTCTTAAAGCATCTTCTATCCAAGAACCAGAAAATGATTCTTTTAATGATTTTCCAAATTCATCAAATTTTTTTCCAATCCATTTTACTCCATCACTTAAACCATTTAATCCTTTTGTTAATTTTGGTATTAATTCTGTTTTCCATTTTTTCCAAGTATCACTGTTTAAAAATGCTAAAAGTGCCATCATTGCACCAGCTGCAAGTAAACCTTTTAATCCTGCTTTAGCTTTACCACCAACATTTTTTGCTAAACTCCCCAAAGTAGATTGCATAGCAGCTAAAGGTTTACCTAGCAAATTTTTCATCCATGATTGTTCATCTTTGGATTTTTCTTTTTGCTGTGCTGGAGTTAATTGGGAACCAAGTAATTTTTGAAAGAAACCACCTTGCTTTTTTTGCTCGTTTTCTTGCCTTGTTTGCCAAGCTTGTCTACCGCCCTCAACTCTTTTTTGGTGTTCTGCTGTTTCTCTTGCCCTTGCATCTTCTAAAGCAGCTCTTCTTGTTTGCCAAGCTTTTTTACCAGCCTCAACTCGTTTTTCATTTTTTATATGTTCTTCTTGAGAAATATTTGTTTCTTTTGCAACTATGCCGGCATTATTAAGAGCACTTGTTACTCCAGCAAGTGAAGTAGCTAAAGTTTGTGTATTTTTTTCTACTGCTTTAACAATTCCATTGTCATCAGCCATTATTTTTTACCCTTACTACCACCAGAACCACAATAGAGTCCAAACCATGCAGCACCAGCACCTACGATAACGGATATAAATGCACTTTGAGCATTAGATGGGTCGGGAAGAGTCATGAACCATTCAGTTGTTCTATAGAACATAACACCATAGAGAGTGATTAGCAAACGTGGCCAAACCCTCCATTTGTCTATTTGGGAAGATGATATACTATTGTACCAAGTTTTAGGCTCTGGTGCATCTTCTTCTTTTTCTTCTTCTTGAACCACTACCACTTTAGCCATTTTTCAACTCCTGTATCTGTTCTTTGTTGTCACGTATCTGTATCTGATTATTTATGGGTAGATGGTCAAAAATGATCTTCTCAATTTTAAGATTTTCAATCTTTTCATTAGGCACATATCGCCATACATAATCACCATCAAATTCACCATTTGACTTACTGATACCAAATACTGATTGAGTTAAACCTATCTTAACGATAAGAGCTCTTTCACCATCAATGAGAACCTTATCACCCTCTTGAAATTGTTT